AGAGCAAGAGCAGTAAACAAAGGTTTATTACCTAGTAAAGCAAAGAAGAAAAAGAAATGAAGATAACATCTGAATTAATTGATACAGTACATAACATATCCTGGTTTGATGGCATACTTTATATCATACTTGGTTTATGTGTTTATGCAGCATACAGATGGATAAAAAATAAAACATAATTCGTTTGACTCTATGAGTTGGAAGTAGGTACTAACCGAAGAAACGCACTAACTTTAATTAGGAGGTGTCATGGATAGTCAAACATTATACATTTTTAAAAAGCAAAAGGAAGAATATAATATGGTTAAACAGTTAAGAAAGTTACCTGGTCAATTACGAAAGGCTTCTAAACTTCATAGAGGCCAAGCTAAAATAATTGAAAACTATGTGAGAAAAAATGAAAAAAAGAAAAGACCCAAAAGTAGGAACAGGAAAAAAGCCTAAAGGTTCTGGTCGTAGATTATATACAGACGAGAATCCAAAAGATACAGTTAGTATTAAATATGCAACTGTAGCAGATGCTAGAAAGACTATAGCAAAAGTAAAAAGAATTAAAAAACCATATGCTAGAAAAATACAGATATTAACTGTGTTAGAACAAAGAGCAAAGTTTGGTGGTAAGCCAGAGCAGTCACGATTAGCAAAGGCAGCTAAGAAACAATTAAAACAAGCGAGAAAAGTATAATGGCACAATCCGGCACATTTAATTTTAATTTAGATATTGATGAAGTAATACAAGAAGCTATGGAAATGATTGGTGGTGAACAAACACTAGGTCATGAACCACAATCTGCTAGACGTTCTATTAACTTAATGTTAAATGACTGGCAAAATAGAGGTGTATTACTTTGGTCTACATTTACAACTGCAGTTACTGTGGCTACAAGCACCACAACATATGCATTAGATAGCTCAGTTAATGATGCTTTATTTGTTACATACAAAGAAACATCACCTGCAGTTGAAACAAAACTAGAAAGAATATCTTTTGAAGAGTATCATGTTATACCTAATAAAGACCAATCAGGTAGGCCAACACAATATGCTGTAAAAAAAGATATAAATAACCCTACCTTACATCTTTTTCCTGTTCCAGATAATTCTACTGGTGTTCTAGGAATTGAGGCTATTAGACAAGTTCAAGATGTTGATAAATCATTTCAACAAAATGCAGATGCTCCGGTGAGATTTTTACCTTGTCTTACTGCAGGTCTTGCATATTATATGGGATTAAAAAGACCTAATATACCTGGTGAAAGATTAGGATTATTAAAACAAAATTATGAAGAATTATTAATGAGAGCTATGGAAGATAATAAAGACAGAGCAAGTCTTATGATAAAACCTAGATTGAGATATATTTAATGGCAACAAATAAAAGAGCATTAGCTGTATGTGATAGTTGTGGTATGAGATACCCACATAGGGTAATGAAAAAAAGTAGCTACAATACAATAAGATGCCCTGAATGTTTTGATGCTAATTTTGATTTTAAAAATCATCCACAAAATAGAGTTCCAGATGTAAGAGATGACCCTACTATTAAAGACCCAAGACCTGATGATGGTGGTAGAAATGCAATATGGAATACAACAACAATAACTTGGAATGATGACTCAACACAAGTTGGTAGAGATTGGGATACAATATGACAACATTAACTGGAAGATTAATAAATAATACATATAAGCAACTATTAAAAATAGGTGTTTCTACTAATACAGGTATTACTGGAACTTTACAAACAATACAAGATGGTGATGGTAGTGCTACAGCTTTACAATTAGCCACCAGTGCTGCACAAGTAGATGGCACATTATTTGTAGGAAAAACCTTTGGAGTATCAGGTGATGCTTCAGTAGCAGGCGGATTAGCTGTAACAGATAAAGTATGTGCTTCTGCATACTTTGGAGATGGTTCTAACTTATCTGGTGTAACTGCTACAATAGAAGGAAATATATCTGTATCTAATATTGTAGCTGGTGGAACATTAAATGTAGGAGGAACTGCTACAATAACAGGTGCTGTAATGGTATCTGGTGGTGAGATACAACTTAAAAATACAGGCACTCAATCTAATATAAAATTATATTGTGAATCAGCAAATGCACATTATGCAGCTTTACAAGCTCCGCCACATGCTTCTTTTAGTGGTAATATAACAATAACATTACCTAGTAGTGCTGCAACATTAGTAGGAACATCTACTACGCACACATTAACTAATAAAACCTTTGGTGATGCAACTAAATTTGAATCAACTGTAACTGTTAGTGGTGCTGTCTCTATAGGTGGTGCAGTATCTATAGGTGGTGCAGTTAATTTATTATCTACTGCAACAGTATCAGGAACAGCAGGATTTTTAGGTGACATAAGAGTTAGTGGTAATACAAGTATTGGAGGCACTGTAACTATAGGTGGCACAAATATTCAAGCAACAAATGCTAGAGTATGTGCCTCTGCATTTCATGGTGATGGTACAAATATTACAGGAATACCTATCACAGGTAATATATCAGTTTCAAATGCACAAGTTGGTGGCACATTAAATGTATCTTCAACTGCAACAATACAAGGTGCTACACATTTACAAAGTACATTAAGTGTAGCAGGAGCAGCAGGATTTAATTCAACTGTAACAGTAGCTGGAGCAGGAACATTTAAAGATGATGTATCTGTATCTGGTAATGTTAATATAGGTGGTACAACTACCATTGCAGGTAATGCAAGTATTGGTGGTACACTGGATGTAGCCGGTAATGTATCATTAGGTGGTAATGTAACAGTTAAAGGAGATGTTCATGTAAGTTCTAAAGTATGTGCTTCAGCATTCTTTGGAGATGGTTCTAATTTAAGTAATATTACTGCTGTTGTTCAAGGTAATATATCAGTTTCAAATGCTACTATAGGTGGTAATTTATATGTAAGTGGAACCACTACAGTTGTAGGTGCGGCACATTTACAAAGCACAGTTAGTGTTAATGGTGCTGCAAACTTTAACTCTACAGTTACTATTAAAGGTGATGTATCAGTATCTGGTGATATGAATATTGGAGGTCATACTACTATTGCAGGAGCAGTATCATTAGGTAGTACATTAGATGTAGCAGGAAATACTTCTATAGGAGGCACATTTTTAGCAACAGGTAATTCAGAATTTGAAGGTGATGTTTCTGTAAGCGGAGCTGTTAAAGTTAAAGGAAATGTAAGTGTTGGTGGTGGTGTTATTGATTTAAAAAATACAGGTTCTCAATCAGAACTTAGAATGTATTGTGAATCAGCAAATGCACACTATGCTGCATTAAAAGCTCCACCACATTCAGCATTTTCTGGAAATATATCTTTAGTAATGCCTGCAACTGCAGATACATTAGCAGGTATTGCAGCAACACAAACATTTACAAATAAAACATTTGGAGATAAAGTAGATTTTGATGATGATGTTTGTGTATCAGGTAATGTTTTTATAGGAGGAACAGCTACAATAGCTGGTAATGTTTCTATAGGTGGTACATCTAATATTACAGGTAAAGCTGAATTTGAAGATGATGTATCAGTTAGTGGTAATGTTGCAATAGGTGGAACAACAACTATAACAGGTGCTGTATCTCTTGGAAGTACATTAGATGTAGCAGGTAATGCATCTGTATCTGGTAATTTAAATATAGGTGGAACTGCAACTATAGGTGGTAATACATCTG